TTAACAGTACAATATTATAAATAGGATTATTAATAGTAATTTTTGTATATATATTTTGCGTATAGCAACCATTTTGTAGTGCCAGGATTGTATATTATGATGGGAGAAAAAGATACTCACGGACACATAGCCATGATTATGTGCGATGAAAAAACTAACAAAGTTATTATAGAAATAGATCGTTTCGATAACAAAGAGGATGCATTGAGTTTTGCAAAATTTATAGTGGCTGCCCTTGATTTAAAGTTGGTAGGCCCAAAAAGTATTGGAGAAACAGAACATTGAAGATTATAAAAATACCATATACGCCTAGACCACAACAGCGTATGCTACATGAAAAGCTGTCAAAATACCGATTTTCAGTAATCGTAATGCACAGAAGAGCAGGTAAAACTGTCTGGGCCATCAATCATCTTATAAAACTTGCCTTAACAAGTGGTAAAAAGAACTTTAGAGGTGCTTTTTTTAGCCCTACAAGGGTACAAAGTAAATTAATAGGGTGGGATTACCTAAAAGAGTTTTCTAGGGTAATACCAGGCATGAAATACAACGAAACAGAATTACGAGCAGACTTCCCAAATGGTGCAAGAATAACCTTGTTTGGAGCAGAAAATCCAGATGCCAGTCGTGGACAATTTTTTGACCAGGTTGTTTGTGATGAATACGCACAGATGGATGCAAGAATGTTTGCAGAAATCATAAGACCAGCGATTGCAGATCGTCTTGGATCATGTACCTTTATTGGTACACCAGCTGGTATGGGAAATAATTTTTATGATTTGTTCGAAGAAGCAAAATCATTACCAGATTGGTATACTTGTGTATTTAAAGCAAGTGAAACAGGATTAGTAGCACCAGAAGAACTAGAATCAGCTAGAAAACTGATGACAGAGGATCAGTATGCACAAGAATTTGAGTGTTCTTGGACAGCAAATATATCTGGATCTATCTACGGAAAAATAATACAAAAAATGGAAGATGATAATCAAATATCAAACTTTCCATATGATCCTGGATACCCTGTTGATTGCTATTTTGATCTTGGCATAAGTGATAAAACTGTAATTTTGTTTACACAACAGATTGGTCGTGCCTTAATTGTCATAAATTGTTACGCAGATAGCAATAAAAGTCTTGACTACTACGCCAACTTTATACGAAAAACAGATTATAATATCCGTAATTATGTCTTTCCACATGATATAGAACAAAGAGAGCTTTCTACAGGACATAGTAGAAAAGAATACGCTTATTCTATGGGTATGTCGCCAATAAAAGTTTGTCCAAAATTGTCACTAGAAGATGGTATACATGCTGGTCAAATATTACTAGCAAAAACTTATATTGATAGACAGAAGTGTAAAGAATTTTTAGACGCTATGAAATGGTATCATAGAAAATGGATAGATAAATCAAGAATTTTCTCTAAACCTGTGCATGATCACAGTAGTCATTATGCTGACGCTTGGAGAACTTGTGCAGTTGCAATACAAGAACTAGATTTTAATGAAAATAAAAAACTAAATAAGTTTGCAATAGGCACAAACTATAACCCACTGGGAGAAAGGATGTAATATGGGATTTTTAAGACCGAAACCACCAGTAATGCCTGTCTTACCAGCTGCTCCAAAGCCACCTGTTGCTATAACAGAGGATTTACCAGCTGATACAAAAAAAGACATTATAGATAAAATTAAAAAAAAATCTTCTGGGTATACTGATACTATTTTAACAAGTATGCAAGGTGACGAAACTGAAGCTGATACAAAAAAGAAAACTTTATTAGGAGCATAAATGGGAGCTAGTACAGGCAGAAGTAACAACAGATCTAACAATAACAACAACAATAATAATAATAACAACAACAATGTTAGTCCTGAAGTTAAAAAAGCAAAAAAAGTTGTAAAAGAAGCTCTTGGTATAACTGCTACAAGAGGTGGTTATATTGCAAGTAAAGCACAAAACCCCATTAGGTATGGTGGTGAAGCAAGTAAAATTACAAATGAATATTTAGTTTCTATTGGTGAAGCAAAAAGGACAGGTGGTGGAGGTTACATGCTTACATCAAAAGGGTATGAAATAAAATATGGATCATATACTCCTGGTGCTGTCCAAGATCCAGGTGCTATGGGATCTGGTGATCCTGGAGGTGTTATGTCATCTGTGCCTATATCAAAAAAAATGTTAGAAGAACAAAATAGAATTAAGTCGATAGCTTTGGCTGGTGCATCTGTAATAAATCCTACAGCTAGTATTGTAAATACACCACTTCGTATGGCTGCAAATACAGCTAGTGTTGATGCAAATAATCCACAAGCAGCTGTTGATGAGTATTCAAGAATGTTTAGTGCAAGACAAAGAGGTCAACCATTTACAAGCAATAGAAATAATTTAGGTATGTTAAATCTTACAAAAAATAACAAACAAAAAGATCAGTTAGGACAATAAATGAATATAAGCGAATTACAAAATCAATATTCACAGTTAAAAAACAAAAGACAAAACTGGGAAAGTCATTGGCAAGAAATAGCTGACTTTGTTTTACCAAGAAAAGCTGATGTAAATATTGACAGAACAGAGGGCGATAAAAGAACAAATAGAATATTTGATGGTACTGCCCTACATGCTTCTGAATTATTATCATCATCACTACATGGTATGCTTACAAATGCAGCTACTCCTTGGTTTAGTATGCGTTTCAAAGACGATAATCTTGCATTAGATGAAGAAAGTAGAGAGTGGTTAGAAGCAAGTACAAGACAAATGTATATTGCTCTTAACAGATCGAATTTTCAACAAGAAATACATGAGTTGTATGTAGATTTAGTAGTTTTTGGCACAGCATGTATGATGATCGAAGAAGATGATGAAAAACTTATTAGATTTTCTACAAGACACATAAAAGAAATATACATAGCAGAAAATGACAAAGGTTTTGTAGACACAATACATAGATCTTTTAAAATGTCTGCAAGATCTGCTGTTAAAAGATTTGGTGATGCAGTAGGTAAAAGAATTTTTGCTATAGCAGAAGAAAATCCTTACGATGAAATTGAATTACATCATTGTGTAAAACCAAATGACCAATTCAATCCGTACAAAATGGATAACAAATCAATGGCATTTGTATCAGTTTATTACGATAACGAAGATGGACACATAATCAGTATTTCTGGTTTTGAGGAGTTTCCATTTGTCATACCAAGATGGCTAAAGTCATCTGCTGAAAGCTGGGGTAGATCACCATCTATGATTGCTTTGCCAGATATAAAAATGCTTAACAGAATGGCAGAAACAACAATCAAAGCAGCACAAAAAATGGTAGATCCACCTTTGCTTGTACCAGATGATAGTTTTGTTTTACCTGTAAGAACACAGCCAGGGGGTTTAAATTATTACAGATCTGGCAGTAGAGATAGAATTGAGCCATTAAACATAGGTGCAAACACACCTGTTGGTATAAATTTAGAAGAACAAAGAAGAGGTGCTATACGCCAGGCATATTATGTTGATCAGTTTCTTATGCAACAAGATGTGCGTATGACAGCAACAGAAGTTATGCAGCGTAATGAAGAAAAAATGCGTTTGTTAGCTCCTGTTTTGGGTAGGATGCAATCTGAAATGCTACAACCACTTATAACAAGATGTTTCAATATATTACTGCGTAAAAAAATGTTACCTGTACCACCAGAAAGTCTACAAGGACAAACAATAGACATAGAATATGTTTCTCCATTAGCTAGATCACAAAGAACAGGTGAAATACAAGCTATTTTACGATCATTAGAAATTATTGCACCACTTGGTCAATCAATGCCTGTTATGGATTACATTGATTCAGATAAACTTGTACAACATATAACTGATATTTTAGGTGTGCCTAAAAAAGTTTTACGTTCTGGACAAGAAGTGGAACAAATTAGAGCAGAAAAAGCACAAGCGATGCAAGAACAAGCTGAGATACAACAAGCTCAACAACTTGCAGAAGCTGGAGGTAAGGCAGCACCTTTGTTAAAAGCATTAAATGAGTAAAAAACAAGAAGATATAATAAAAGAAATCAAACAAGCATATATGATAACCTTTTCCTCTAAAGAGGGTAAGATTGTACTAGAGGATTTAGAAAAAAGAACTGGTGTACACAACACTACTTTTGACAAAGATCCATATGTCAGTGCTAATTTAGAGGGTATGAGAGCTGTAACTTTATTTATTAAACAAATGTTAGAGGAGAAAAAATGACAGAAGAACAGGCAACTGTTGTAGATCAACAGTCTGAACAAACTGCAACAGAAACTCAAACTGATACACAACCACAAAGTTTTGTATCAAGTTTACCAGAAGATTTACAAGGTGAAGCATCCTTACAAAGTTTCCAGGATGTAGGACAACTTGCAAAAAGCTATGTACATTCACAAAGAATGATTGGCCAAGACAAAATTGCTATACCAGGTAAAAATGCAACAGAAGAAGATTGGAAACAAGTTTATCAAAAACTTGGTGTGCCAGAATCTGCTGATAAGTATGATGTAAAATATACTGTGCAAGAGGGTGCAAGTGATCAACCTGTAAAAGATTTTTTAGGTCATGCACATAAAATGGGTTTATTACCACATCAAGCACAAGGTATTTTAGATTATTATACGCAACTAGAAACAACTGGTAGAGAAGAAATAAATAAACAAAATGCATTGAGCTTACAAAACTCACAAGAACAATTAAGAAAAGATTTTGGTTTAGCTTACGACAAAGAAGTTAGTAAAGCTAACACAATGTTTAATAAATTTTTTCAGAATGAATTAAAAGATGTTACTCTTGCAGATGGAAGTAATATTTTAAATCATCCAGGTTTTGTAAAATCATTGGCAAAACTATCAAATAGTTTTACAGAAGATAATATTAGTGGTGGACAAGATGAGGGTGGTGCTATGACACCAGATCAAGCAGAAAAAGAAATAAATAAAATTCTTGCTGATCCAAATGGGCCATACTGGAACAAAAAACATCCAAATCACGAATCTGCTGTAAAAGAGGTTTTTCAACTTCAGAATATGAAGTTGGGAATAGAATCCGAATAAGCTTCACGCCTCGGTTGACAATCTGAAAGAAGATAGACTATCAGTCTTTAAATGAAGATAGATCCCTCATGTGAGGACAAATCAATCAAGCATTAACAAAACTTAACTTATAGGAGATTAGTATGTCTAATCAAATTACTACAGCATTTGTAGAACAGTATAGTCGTAATGTGACTATGCTTTCTCAACAAATGGGATCAAAGTTGAGGGATACAGTTGACCAGGAGTCTATTGTTGGAAAAAATGCTTTCTTTGAACAAATCGGTGTAACAGCTGCTCAAAAGAAACTATCCAGACATTCAGATACTCCACAACTTGATACACCTCACGACAGGCGTAGAGTAAGTATGGATGACTATGAGTGGGCTGATTTAATTGACGATGTTGATAAAATCCGTATGCTTATTGATCCAACAAGCTCTTATGCAAAAGCAGCAGCAGCTGCTATGGGTAGAAGTATGGATGATGTAATTATTACAGCATTTAATGCATCTGCTGACACAGGGGTTACAGGTGGTACATCTGTAGCGTTACCAAGCACATCTAAATTTGCTACGTCAAACCAATCAGATGGTTTAACTTTAGCTAAATTAAGAGAAGCAAAGAAATTTTTTGACACAAATGATGTTGATCCATCTTTACAGAGATACATCGTATGTGGCGCACAACAAATTTCTGATTTGTTAGGTGACAGCACAGTTACTTCTGCTGACTTCAACACTGTACGAGCTTTAGTACAAGGCGAAATTGATACTTTCCTTGGTTTTAAATTTGTAACATCAAACAGATTACCTTTTGATGCATCAAATACTGATGATAGATTATGTTTTGCTTACACTGAAGATGCAATTAAACTTGCTATTGGTAAAGATGTTCAAGCTAAAATTAGCGAAAGAGCAGATAAATCTTATAGTACACAAGTTTATTACTGCATGAGCATTGGTGCAACTCGTATGGAAGAAAAAAAGGTATTCCAAATACCTTGTAACGAGTAATAGGAGATAGAAAATGGCAAGTGTAAAAGGCGTAAATATTACAAATCTTGATTCTACTCCTAGCGTAAAAGCAAGTAGCGAACAAGTAGGTGGCAAAATCAGAGTGTTTCACGACACTTTTGAAGCGTCATCTTTAGCTAGTGGTAGTGATATTACTATGGCAAGACTTCCAGCTTTCGCAACAATACATGATGTTGTTGTAAAGTGTGATGCTTTAGGTGGATCTGTAACTTTAAAAGTTGGAGATTCTGGTGATGACGATAGATATATCGGTGTTACAGGCACATGGAATGTTGCTGGACAGAGCCAAAGCATGTTAGCTGGATCGTCAACAGGCGCACCAGTGGCTGCTATGACTGGTATAGCTCATAGAACTACTGCAACAACTGATATATTAATCACAACTGGTGGTGCTAGTGCAACTGGCACTATCGCAATGTGGGTATATTATTCAGTAGAATAATTAACATAGGGGGGTTTTTACCCCCCTTTTTAACAGGAGAAAAATTATGGCAAAAAAAGGATTATATTACAACATAAACCAACGTAAGAAAAAAGGTATATCAAGACCAAAGAGCAAATCAACAATCACACCAAAAGCATATGCAAATATGAAAGCTGGTTTTCCTAAAAAGAAAAAGAGAGGTTAATTATGCCAGGAAAAATGATGAAAAAGAAAATGATGAAAAAAGGTGATTTAAATAAGGATGGCAAAATGAGTGGCTACGAAAAGAAAAGATCGGCAGCTATTCAAAAAGCTATGAAAAAAAGAAAAAAGTAAATGGTCGCAAAGCGATTTCAAAATAAAACTGGTGGTTTGAATGAAGCTGGTAGAAAAAAATTTGGAGTTAAAAGGCCATTATCAAAGGGAAAATCTGGTCGTAGGGTTTCATTCGCTGCCAGATTTTCTGGTATAAAAGGGCCGATGAAAGACAAAAAAGGTCGCCCAACAAGATTGGCATTAGCATTAAAAAAATGGGGATTTTCTAATCGTTCAGAAGCTAGAGCTTTTGCAAACAAAAATAAAAGGACATAAATGAGTAGTGTAGTAGATATATGTAATTCAGCATTAAATATGCTGGGAGCTAACAATATTATTTCTTTGACAGAAGATAGTAAAAACGCAAGATTAATGAATCAAAGATATGAATCTGTGCGTGATAGTATTTTTAGATCACATGCATGGAATTGTTTAATAAAAAGAGTAGAACTTGCAGCTGATACAACTGCACCTACACATGAGTATGCTAAACAATATACATTACCAGCTGATTGTATTAGAGTTTTAAAAGTTGGTGGTCATCATAATGGATCATCAAGTGATTTAGACGCTGGACAAAAATTTAAAATAGAGGGCAGAAAACTTTTAACCGATGAAACAAAAATATTTTTAATTTATATTTCAAAAATTACAGACGTAAATTTATATGATAGCTTGTTGATAGAAACAATATCAGCAAAATTAGCATCAGAATTGTGTTATGCAATAACAGCTTCTACATCTTTAGCTGGACAAATGGTTGCTTTGTATGACGAAAAATTAAGAGAAGCACGACATGTAGATGCTACCGAGGGTACACCAGACGATTTAGATGCAAGTACATTTATTAATTCGAGGTTGTAGTGGCAAAACAAACAATAGCTTTTACGAACTTTACAGCTGGTGAGTTGTCACCAAGATTAGATGGCAGAACTGATGTAGGTAAATATTTTAACGGATGTAAAACATTAGAAAATATGGTTGTGCATCCACATGGTGCAGCCACTCGCAGACCTGGTACAAAATTTGTACACGAAGTAAAAACAAGCAGTGAAAAAACAAGACTTATTCCTTTTGAGTTTTCTACAACACAAACTTATATTATGGAATTTGGTAATCAATATATTCGTTTTTATAAAGACCAGGGCATTATAACACTAACAGACAAAACAATTAGTGCAATAACAAAAGCAAATCCTGGCGTAGTTACAGCAACATCACATGGTTACAGTAATGGTGATCATGTAATTATATCTTCTGTTGGTGGCATGGTTGAAGTGAACGGAAAAACATTTAAAGTTGCAAATGTAACAACAAATACTTTTGAATTGCAAAATGTTGATGGTCAAAATGTAAATACATCAAGTTTTACAACTTATACATCTGGTGGTGTTGCTAATAAAATATATGAAATAGCAAGTCCATATCCTACAGCTGATTTGTTTGACATAAAATTTGCACAAAGTGCCGACATTATGTACATTGTACATCCAAGTCATGCTATTAGAAAATTATCTAGAACAGGTCATACATCCTGGACATTATCTACTGTAAGTATTACTGGCAGTCCAAGTCCAGCATTAAATACAGGAACAGGTAAGTTTCCTAGTTGTGTAACTTTTTTTGAACAAAGATTAGTTTTTGCTGGTACAAATGACAATCCACAAACTTTATTTTTTAGTAAAAGTGCAGAATTAGAAAATTTTACAACAGGATCAAATGCAAGTGATGCAATGATATATTCTATTGCAAGTAACAAAGTAAATGCAATAAGATATTTATCTGCACAAAGATCATTGCTTGTTGGCACAGTAGGTGGTGAGTTTGTTGTAAGTGCATCTGGCACAACATCACCTATAACACCTACAAATATACAAATACAAAGACAATCAAGTTATGGATCTGCAAATGTAGACGCTGTTCAAATCGAAAATGTTACAATGTTTTTGCAAAGAGCAAAAAGAAAAATAAGAGAGCTTACATACAATCTAAATATAGACCAATATCAAGCAACGGATCTAACATTACTTGCAGAACACATTACTGAGGGTGGTATTAATGAAATGGCGTACCAACAAGAGCCAGATAGTATTTTGTGGTGTGTAAGAAATGATGGTACTTTACTTGGTTTTACATATGCAAGAGCAGAATCAGTTACTGGATGGCACAGACATATTATGGGTGGTAGTTTTAGTAGTGGTAATGCTGTTGTTGAAAGTGTTGCATCAGTGCCTACAGATCTAAATGAGGATGAATTTTTTATTATTGTAAAAAGAACAATTAACGGAGCAACAAGAAGATATGTTGAGCATCTTACATTGTTTGATTATGGTACAGATCAAAAAGATGCATTTTTTGTTGATAGTGGCCTTACCTATAGTGGCAGTGCTGCTACAGTTATAAGTGGATTAGATCATTTAGAGGGCCAATCTGTTTCTATATTAGCTGATGGATCAACACATCCTAACAAAACAGTTTCTGGTGGATCTATAACACTTGAAAGATCATCTACAAAAGTACACATAGGTTTGGGTTACACCTCATTATTACAAACTATGAGAGTAGAATCGAGAGCAGAGGGTACATCACAAACTAAAGATAAAAGAATACACGAAGTAACATTACGATTACATGAAACTGTGGGTGCAGAAGTTGGACCAGATGTAAACAATATGGAAAGAATACCTTTTAGATCTAGTGCTGCATCTATGGATAGTCCTGTGCCTTTGTTTACAGGTGACAAACAAATAGAATTTTCTGATGATTTTAATACTGATGGTTTTGTTGTTGTAAGACAAACACAGCCACTTCCACTATCATTGTTATCAGCTTATCCTAGAATAACAATAAATGAGGGTTAATGAACTTAATACAATTTAGATCTACTCATGCACAAGTTATGGCTTATTCTGTTATGAATGACAAACATACACAAGTAGATAAAAATTATTTAGATTTGTTAAATAACTTAGAAGTAGAAGATATGTCTTTTACAGCTGTAAAAGATGATAAATTTATTTGTAGTGGTGGTATTATACCTATTTGGGATAATGTTTATGAGGGATGGGTAATGGCATCAAGCCATGTTTGGAATAACAAAATAAGTGCTGCAAGAACAATAAAAAAAGGCATGGAAGTATTATTAAAAAATTACAAAGTGGTAAGATTACAAACAGCAGTAAAAAAAGATTTCGATTTAGGTCATAAGTTTGCTAAATGGCTTGGTATGGAAGAAGAGGGTTTGATGGTTAAATATCAAAACAATGAAGATTACATTAGATATGCGAGGGTAAAATAATGGCTCCAACTTTAATTGCAGCTGGTATAAGTGCTGGTGGAAGTTTACTTGCTGGTCAATCAGCAATGGCCGCTGGTAGATTTACGCAAAATGTTGCAGAAAAAAATGCACAACTTTTAGAGGACAAATCACAAACAGCTTTAGATATTGGTGAAAACAATTTAAAAATTGCAACAAAACAATTTGAAAAAGCAGAAGCAGCTACTGATGTTGCCTTGGTTGCAGCTGGTGTTAGATTAACAGAGGGTACTCCTATATCTTTAATGGAAGAAAATTTATCTGAATTTGAATTACAAAAACTTAACATAGAGTATGATGCAAATGTAACAAGTTATGATTATTTGCAACAAGCATTTAATGAAAGATTGCGTGGTGAAATGGCTATGTACCAGGCAAGACAACAAAGAGCAGCGTCATTTATAAATGCTTCTGGTACAATGGTAGGTGCATATGCAACAAATAATATTTTAAAAACACAAGCATTACAACAAGATCAGCTTATTAAAAACCAAATCAAAAATCAAAAAGTATTAATAGATAGTTACAATAGTGGACAAAAAGATATTATTGATAAAATTAATAATATGAACAAACAAATAATAACCATGCAAAATGACAATAATTTAGCATATGCAAACAAATATCCAGGTAATTAATAATGGTAAAAATTCCAACATTTGAAAATAAAAGTATATCAACAAAAATATCTAAATCTGTAATACAAGCACCGAACATAGCAAAAACATCTACTCTTGTTGGTAAATCAGTAGAAAATTTAGGTAAAACTTTATTAAAATCTGCTGTTGCAGATCAAAAAGCAAAAAATCAATATGAAGCAAACAAAGCAAAACAAGCAGCATCATTTGAAATTGCAAAATATAAACAAGACGCAGCTTTAGATTTACAAACATTTAAAGCAGAAGAAAATTATAAAACAACAGTTTTTGAAATAGAAGAAGATTTAAAAAATAAATTTGACATTGCTGCATTACGAATAAAACAAAAAAACGAAGTATTAACTGCAACAAGTGATTTACAACAATTTAGTGCTGACACTATGGCTTCAATGATGACATCATCAAATTTAGAAGATGTTGATTCATTTATAGAACTACTTAATAACAAAAAAAATTCTTACACATTTTCTGACGATGCAACAAAAATATTATTTGATAACGAGTTTTTAAAAATTTTAGAAAATGATAAATACAAAATACAAGGTAATATTAGAAAAAATATTATTGATGTAGGTATATCTGATTACAATACAGAAATTGATAATACAATATTTAAAGCTGTATATGGAAATGAACACGAAAAAAAAATAGCATTAGATTCTTTGTTTTCAGCAGACGGAATTGTTAAACAAGGTTTAGATAGCCAATTATTTTTAAGCTATGAAAACGAATCAACTAGAGTTAGAAATTTGTACGGATTATCATTATATGAAAAAATGGTTAATGATGATCCACAAGCATTTATAAATTTATTAGATGAAGATCCAGATAGTATAAAAAATTTATTAACAACAGATCAAATTGTAAATTTTGAAAAAATAGCAAATAATAAAATTAAAGTTTTACAAAACGCAGATTTAGCTACAATAAAAGCAACAGCTAGTAATTTAGATTCTTATTTTAAAGAACAAAAAACTTTATTGACAGACATTACAAGGGCTAATTTACCAGAACTTAACGCTGCTTTAGAACAAGCTAAAAATTTAAAAATACCTGGCACAGACGATGTATACGATCCAGAATTAGTTGCAAACCTAGAAGCTCTTATAAGTTTAGTAGATATTGTTGATGATTTTAAAACATTAAATCAAACACAAGGAAAAATTGCAATACAAGAATTAGAAGAAAGTTATAACAATAGATATGATGAGGGAGAGCCACTATCTAAATTTGATGCATTAAGATTAAAAATTTTTAAATCTATAAACAATGATATTACAAATAATATAGATGATGATGCTATATCTATTGCAAGTAAATATGGTGTTATTGACGATATTGTAAGAGTAGATTTTGGTGCAGATTTATCAAACGAAGAAGAAGCAAATAAATTTTTTCAACAAGTTGATGCTAACATAAAACAAGGATTACAAGTTGCTGAACACTTTGGTTTATCTACACCACAGTTTTTAACAAAAGAAACAGTAGCTGTATTGAGTGATACACTTAATAATGCAGATGGTCCTAATGATATTATTGCTATAGCAGATTTAATTGTAAACACATACGATGATCATGCTCTTGATGTGTTTAGACAACTTTCTAATGAAGCACCTTTATTAGCTGAAATAGGAGGACAAATGCAATTAGGTAATGAAAATTTTGCTGTTCATTTAGCAAAAGGTTACATGCTTGATGATCAACAAATGATTCCTAATTTTACATCTAATAAAGATTTTAGATCTATAGTTTTTACAGAATTAGGCGATAGTATGGCAGATAACCCAAAAACACTATCGTCAAAACTAGATGCTATAAATTATGCAATAGCATCTGTTGGATACGAACAAGGTTGGTATAATAGTTCTTTATCAGCATCAAATGTTGTACAACAAAACGAAGATGCAATAATTAAAATTATACAACAATCTGTTGGTGCAAGATATTCTGGTGAGGAAAAAGTTAGTGGTGGTACTATTAGATGGAATGATAAAGTCATTATACTACCTACAACTTTCAATACTAAAGATTTATCTGATAAAGATTTTAAAAATATAATATTAGATCAAATAGCAGATAGTCCAGGTGGTGATGATTTACTTATTTTAGCTGGTGAAAGTGGAGCTAGTATTATGTATCCTGGAGAAGAAATAACTATTGGTTTGCCAACAACAACACCTTTTGTAGATGTTGATGAAAGATCAGAAGTAAATTTATCAGCAAAACAAGTTTTTGGTGGTGATACTGGTGAGGGTGGAATAATAATGTCTGGTAGGTATACTCCTTATTTTTGGGATCAAGTAGGCCCTGGATTGTATATGTTATCACTTTTTGATCCAACAGAAAATAGTCGTGAGCCAGAATATTTAATGTATCCTGGATCTAATAAACCATTTATTTTTGATCTTGAAAGCATAATTGAATACATACAATGAAATTTTACGATGACACAAATGCATTAGAAACTAAAAGAATAGAAAGTAATTTTGCAAGACCTACATTAGCACCTACAACAACATACGAGTTGTATAGCAAACAACTAGAACATGGTTACGAATTTGGGTATTCATCAGCAAAATATTACAATGCATTAGACGATTATGATTTAGCTAACAGAGAAATAAAAGAAAAATTTGGTGTAGATTTACCTAACCCTCTTATTGACCAAATACCACAACTTGCAGATGGCAATGATTTTTTTTATTATTTATATCAAAGTCAATCAAAAAAAGGTGGTGGTAGAACTTTTGTAGGTAATTATAAAGATCATACAGATTGGTGGAACAATGAAGTACAAAAACTACAAGAAGCTAATCCAGATGTAGAATTTAAAACATATAATCAGTTTAAAGAAGATAGAGCAGCAAAAGCTCTTACAAATGAATTTCTTATAGGGGAAATGCAAAAATCTTCTAGAACATTTATGCAAAAATATGGATCAAGTTTCGGTGCTGGTTTTTGGACATACATGACTGATCCTATAACATTACAAACTTTGCCATTAAGTATGGCTTACTCAATGCCTAAAAATATTGCAATGGCAACTTTAAAAACAGGTGTGTTTGAGGGTATGTTAGAGTTTGGAAGATCATCATTAATTGAATCTGGAGTGCAATCTTATAGAAAAGATTTAGGTTTATCTTATGGAACAAAACAAGCGTTAAAAAATGTTTTTGCAGCAACTGTTGGTGGAGCAGTATTCTT